CGGAGTGGTGACGACATATGCGTCCTTTAGATTAGTTTCCTTGGCTTCCATCATCAAAATACTTATTCAAAAGTTCAGGAGAATACTGTTCAACTTTTTCTTCTACCTTCTCATCTCTCTTAGCTTTCTCAAGCTCATAGACTCTGTTTCTGAGTTCAGTAGAAGAGTATTGATGTCTTCTCATATGAAAGTATAACTCAATTCCATTATCAATGCAATACTGCTTCCCAGTAAAGTCTCTATCTTTATACTCCTCACTCAGAAATCTGATATGAATAGTCTGAGTTTGAATCAAGTTAAGCAAGTCTGCTTCTGTCTCATACACCAAAATCTCATCAACATATTTACAACCCTGTAACTGAACATAACGTTCATACACAGACTGAGTTGGTTTATTTTTTACACCAGGACGATCAATAGTTGGATCCACCTGCAGTGCGACTATCAAATAATCGCACAGCTGCTTCTCCATCTTCATCATGGTTACGTGGCCAGCATGAAATAAATCACAGGAACTACAATTAAATCCAATTTTCATAATAAATTATTCGTCCCAATCTATCCCAGGATGCAATTCGTTTTCTACTACTGCAATAAGTTTATCAAGTTTTTTCTCCAATGTAGCGAATCTAGCAGCAGGAAATGAATTCTCAAAGATTGCTTTCTTCAAACCCTGCAACTCACCAGCATCTACACCATCATGTGTATGAGATTCTAATTTTTGCAGTCTTGCTTCTACTTCAACATCATACTTAGACATTGATGCTCCACTAGAAGACTTCCCTGCTGTACCTTTAAATGCCATGACTTTTAACTATATTCCACTTTATTTATCTTTAATATAGCACGGAACTCCTTCTGGGTCTAGCCACTTAGTATATTCAAAGTCCTCAATGGCAGTAGTAAGTTGCATCGCATTGTCACAAAGGTACATATCTCTGTACCTCTTAGTATAATAATCTTCTTTTTGAATACGATAGTCTGGTTTCCCATTCTCTAAGGTCCCTACCTCCACATAGCGGTAAGGATGTCGTTCCATAATAACGTTCATGCTACCTCCGCAAGATCTTGTCTGAGGCATTCTACTACGAGACTATAATTTAGTTCGGGATCATCATCCGTGTAATCTATTTCATCCTGATAATAACGTTTGATCTTCTTATAAAGTTTTGGATTTTTTACGTCGAGAAAAATCTCTTTATTAGCAGCAGCCCTAAGGGTGCTTATGTCTTTCTTAAACTTTGAAGTGAGCGTCATTGCTTTGAATGGTTGACTTTAAGATTATAGAAAAAATTATGAATTAAGTCAAGCTGTCATACTTTTAGTTAATGATCCCCATTGCCCACATAAAGAATAATTAAAAGGGAGACAAATTCTCTGCTCACTACTCTCATTTCTAGTAGCGGCATGATGCAAATCAGATGGAAATAGATATAAATCTCCAGGGCGGGGTCTAAACATTATAGAGGTGGAGTTTATCATATTATATTCCTCAATTTGTTTACTAGGATCCATATTACCCGCACACCAATTTGGAGGAGAATGCTCAAATTCAAGATCTCCACTAGTCTCAGTTACATGAAAATAATATATTCCTGATAACCAAGAATTACTATGAAAATGTTTACCGGTATACCCCCCTTTCTGAGTAAGAAGTATCCAACTACATTGGTGTTTTAATCCTACTGACTTATTAAGACGCAAATGATCCCGCAAATAATATTCTGTATGTCGATCTACCTCTTCCTTTAACTTCCTATTCTCCAACAAACAATCTTGATCCATAGAAATAAGACCACCATCAGCATCCACATACTGTCTCACAGTAGAGATTTCAAAATCCACTCCAATATTATCAACGTATACAGGGGTAGGAAAAAGTAAATGCAACTGAGCACTCATGGAGCATCACTATTGTTCATCTTATAAATGTATTCATCCGAAGGAACTAAGACTGCGCTGACCTTTCCATCAGTCACCGCAATCTTCTCACCTTCCTCTACACGCTTAATGATTCCTGCAGAATCATCAACGAATTCTTTGATTGTTAAAGTTTTCATTCTTTAATACTAGCTTCGTAGTCTTTATCGAACTGATCAAGACCTTTGTCTGTAAGAATATGTTTATACATACCCTCAAAAACATTTGGTGGCATGGTAACAATGTCAGCACCATACTCAAATGCGCGACCAACATCCCTTACACCTCTAAGAGATGCTGCCAGTACTTGAGTAGTTACCATCTGTTCTTTGTATAGATTAACTATATCCTTAACTAAGCATAACCCACCAAATGAATTATCATCAACTCTTCCTACGAATGGAGACACATACTTTGCTCCTGCCTTTGCAGCAAGGATTGCTTGAGATTGTGAGAATATAAGGGTTACATTAACTTTAATACCCTCAACACTCAGATGAGCACATGCTTGGAGTCCATCATAAGTACAAGGAACTTTAATGGTAGCACACTTCCCAAACTTCTTATACAATCTCTTACCCTCAGAGATCATATTCTCCTTACTACCAATAACTTCCATACTAATATCAGTCAGTCCAATATCTTTGAACTCCTGATACACATCCTCGTGATTCTTACCACTCTTTCTAATAAGGGTAGGATTGGTAGTCAAACCATCAATTAATCCAGTCTTCCAATGTTTACGAACTACCTCAGTCTCAGCAGTATCTAAAAAGATTTTCATAGTTTAATTCATTTCCAGTGTTATATATACAAGTTTATCATACTCTTGAAATTACGACATCCCCTCCATCATCTTCATCTTCATCATCATCTCCTTCCAATTCTGCTCTCAATACTTCTATACGTGCTTGAAGATCCTTATATTCTTCTAAACTACACTCTGTTTTTGGCTCAGTAAAATTTACTCCCATCAATTCTGTACCAGGTTCAACATCCTTCATCTCTGGATGCACTGGTCTCTTTACTTCTGTAGTCCATTCACCTGCTAGACGACCAGCATTATAATCTCTAACAGGTTTAGAGTTGGCAGCACTATACATTAAAAAGAAAGCACCCACCAATGTGGATATACCCGCAATGGCAAACAAAAAAATGGAAAGATTGTCCACTAGATTCCTGGAATGTAACGTTGATACTTCTGTATATATGGCATTATATCACTTTCAACCCTCTCTACTACCTCATCTAAGATATTAACATCTAAATCCATAAAGGGTGGAATGATACCCAGAATCCTAAGGAGACCATCAAGGAATAATGCAAGGCAAATTAATCCTAAAATCATACTGATGATAGTAGCATTACGATTATGCTTCCTCATCAATTCAGCATCCATCTCTTTTGCTTCTGCAACTGCTGCCTGGACAAGCATGTTGACTTCTTGCTTAGTATAGAATTTATCTTCAGGCATTAGCGGACCTCAAAGTCCAATTTACGAATTTTACGTTTACGCCTTTCCTCTTGAAAGGAAAGATCTTGAGGTGAAAGAACATTAGAGTCCTCCTTCCCCTTACCTG